CTGCTGCGGGATGTGGCGAGCATCATGTATTCGAATGATGTGCCTGCCTTTGCGATCAGTTTCGCGTTGCCTTTAATCGTGAGGTTGTTGCGCGGAATTGTGATCGCGGCGCTGATGACGCATACGCCTGATATCTCTATGGTGCTGTACTCGGCTGCGGCATCTATCGCGGCCTGAATCGCTGCAGTGTCGTCTGCCACCCCGTTGCACACTGCACCGTAATCGCGTACGTGGATCGTGTCGCCCATTTTTGCACTTGCTTCACGCTCGACCGCGCCGGTGCCAGATTGTAAAAACGTGCCCGCCGACACGGTCGACGAAACGGCTTCGAGCGCCGTGCCTGCAGCGTTCCACCGGATATACTGCGACGCGCCGGGGGGGGGGAACGCTAGTCCTGCCAAGGTGGTCGCTATAGACAGCAATGGCGCTCGGCCGATCTTCTCGGCCACTTGCTGAATCTGCATCGCCAGCGAATCGAGGTCTCGGTTTACGGTATCAGAGCGAAAGCTCCCCGCATTCTGATAATCGAACGCAGTACGGCCGTAGTCCATGTCGCGCATGATGATGACTTCTGAATCAGCGGGTGGCGTATCAGTGAAAACGACGTTTCCGCCGTCTTCTTCGTCGACGCCCGTAACGGTGTAATCAGTGGTGAGCACCTGCAGATCCTCGTCGACATAGACGAGCAGGTCTGCAGAGGACAGGATTCTGAAGGGGTATGCGAAGGTGTCAGACGAGCCCGACGCGGTGTAGGTGACTCTGGTGTCTTGTGCTGGTACCGTCATTTGCCCTCGCGTTGCGCGGGCTATGAGTGGTCGATCTGGTATTCAAATCCGCCCGCGTCTGGTTCCCAATGGTCGCGTTTTGGGCTATTCGATTTCCTTAATAAATGACCAACGCCCAGTCGCACCGGGGTGGCTTTGATAGCCCCGGCACCCGAGTCGAGATAGTCATCGGGCTGGTCTGTAACGGCGGGGTTGAAATCCTTCATCTGATCCCACAGGGGGCCGTTCAGCACGTCGACGTGAGCCCACAGGAACTGTGACGACAGCGGGGCCTCGATGGCGTCAAGGATCCGTTTCTGCTTGTTGGTCGTTTGGAACTGCTCGATAACAGCACACGCAATATCGCGTTTTGCCAGATGAGCACGCAGCGCCGCCGGCACAAATCCGCCTGGCCCGTTCGTTTCTACCGTCACTGAGCCCAGCGAATACCGCGCAACATGATCGCAGACTTCCTTACATTGGGCGTCAAGATCCCCGGAAAGACCTGCGCACACATGCCAGTACAATCGCCCCAGGCTATCGGTGAAGATGACCGACAGCGCAGACGCGTCGGATTTCAGCTTGCCCAGTGACACATCCCAGTACGTTGATGCGCCTACAACCTGCACGCCACCCAGGAACATCGCTGCATCGTCGTTTGCCGTCACGATCCGGGGCTGCATGTCATAAGCGAGCAGGCGCTCAGGATCCAACCGAACAGAGCCAATAGGTTTGCTGTGTAGCTGGTACTGCGAATCCCACTCGTTGATCGTGCGGCACTCTTTGCGCCGATTTATCAGCTCCTTGTGCGTGAATCGCTTCGGCCATGCGCACCCGGCATAACAGTCGATTATTGCAGCGGGGGGGTCGGCAAATTCAATGGAGCCGTTTTGGTACCGGTAATCCTTGCCATGTTCAAGCACCCGAGTAAATTCGCCGATCCCGGCAAATACTATTTCCGGCAAAAATGGTATGACAAACTCGCGCACGCTGCCCGGCTCTATTCGAAGTTCATGCTCAAACATTTTGATGGTGAGGCAGTCCGCACCCATGCGCTCGACTTCGTCATATAGCGAATCATGCGTGTGAGGGGTGCCGATGTAGAGCTTCCTTCCGCCAGGCACAAGGATGTGTGTCTGCTCGCTCAAGCGATACCGCATTTTCGCCCTCGCCTCAGGGGTGGCTATATTGCGCGGCACCTCGACGTCGTCGTTCTGCACCTCGTCGGCACGCGAGCTTGTGATGTTTGATGTAATGCCTGCTGCCTGCATGGACGGGTTACGCTCATCGGTCGATCCTGGCACCCACCAGAATGCGACGTCGCCCCGCATGCCCTGCGCCAGGTGAGCGGTCAACGGGTGCTTTGATATGACCGACTTGGTGTCGCGGCTGGTTTTGTATGCCGTGCCGTCCTGGTCGCCTTGGTGCAGGATACGAAACGTTTGGTCGAGGTAGTACAGCCACGCATTATACACGGCCAATATCGTCGACTTACCGAATCCGCGAAAGCACCGCAACACGGCCACGTCGCCCCGATGCTCAAGCCAGTGGCAGGCCGCAATATGGATGTCCGGCACATCCCACCGCATGCGATCTGCCCACATCATGAAGAACGCGGCGAACGATACTTTCATCAGTGCGTATTATCTTTCGGCCTATAGGGTTGCGTCGGCTTGCGATACTTCTCGGCGAGGCCACCACTCAATGCATCGGCGACCTTCTTCTCGTACTTCTTGATAGTCTTCTCGATGCTCTTGTCCTCGCCGGTAGTGACCGACGTAGAGCCACGACGGGCTAGCACGTTTTCCATCTTCTCGTACAGTGCGAGCTCCGCCGCCTTGATCTTGATCGTCCAATAACGGTCTGACCGAGTGTCCCCGTTTTCCCAGCCTGCCCACTGCTCAATGGGTTGCTGATCAAGAAACTGATCGAGCACGGTCTCCTGCATTTCTTCCAAGCGTTTTCTTTGGTCGTCTCTCATGCTGCGTTACTCCGGCAAAACGTCGTCAGGTTGCCACCAAAATTCTTGCCCGTAGTTTTTGCGGGCATTCGATTTCACGCGCGACAAATACCCAGGCGAAAGCGCTTCCTGTACCTGGTTGAAAAACACATGATCAGTAATCGCTTTCGTGTACCACAAGTTGGCGAAGGGGGTGTGCGATTTGGCAAAACGAAATGCCATCGCGCCCGCGTCCTCGCCCTCTTTGTGCTTGATGTTCCCATAGATCGAATACAGCGATTCAACGTCGCCAAGCATTGGGCCGCCGAGAATCCCTGCAAAACTGCTGCCGTATTGCGTCTGGTCGGCAAGGATAAAATCGCCGTAAATGCCGAGCCCGCCGCCCTTCAGGAAAGCGCGTTTCCAGAAATCGAAGTTGTCGATATCCTCCGGCTCACGACCTGACATAATTGCTCCAAGCTGCGTAGCCATCGCCCCGAGCACGGTAGTGGACAGCATCAGCATGCCGATGTACTTCACCTTGCCTGCACCTGGTTGTGCCAATCCCCGGCGCCAATGCCGCATGGCCATCGCCACCGAGAACGACTTGAACTGCCAAAACGAGCGGCGAATCTCACTGCCGAGAGTACCTTTCGCCCCATCGCCAAACATGAATGCCTTCTCGCGCGCCCCCGGTTCAATGATTGCGACCGAGGTTTCGGACAGCACATGCCCCATCAGCTTGGTTGCAGCTTGGTCACGCAAGCGCTGCGGTGTGGTGCCGTTCGCTTGGGCAAGTGCGTCGAGGTCAGCATCTGAAATCCGGTAAATCGATTCAGCGGTCAGCACCGTGTCGCCTGCGCCGCGAAAGTCTTCAGGCTGTGCCAGTCTCCATACCGACCAATCGAGATCGGTAATGCCGGCACCACGAAGCAGACGGGCATCCTCCGGCAACAGGTCGGCAAGGGTTTGTGCCGTGCGTGTCATGGTGCCGAGCGTGTCGAGCATGACCGAGCCAAACGCCCTTTGTGCGCCTTCCATTAGTGCATTCATGCCCGACAGCTGCATGACCTTTTCTGCCATCTTGTTGGAATATTTCGCCAGTCGGCTTGATACCTCGGCAACGTCGCCCAATCCATCAGCGCCCCAGCGAGACAAGCTGCCCAGCATCTGCTCTACGCCCAGGCCAGCACGCCGCGCGAGGACGCGGTGCTCAGGGTTAGCAGGGTTCAGAAACTTGATCTCATTGCTGAATATCTTGGCCACCGGCAAACGGTTCATGCCGGCAACGGTCGCCATGCTGCCCTGGTCGGTAATGGATGTGATCGCCGCCGATCCCAAACGAGCGGCGACGTTAAGCGACCGATACGCCGCAAAGTTGTCGGCCAGTCGACGCGAAACCGGTGGGGGCCTGACGCCTGCGACCTCCGCATAAAGCCCCTCGATTTTGGTGCGCTCTTTCTGGATGCTTTGCTCATCGACAGGGTTTGCCATGGTTGCCGCTTTCTGCTCGCGGTCCAGGAAAAGCTTTAGCGTGTTGGTAGGGTTTGGCCCCAGGTTCTCAACGAGCGCAATGTCCTTCGACATTCCGTCGATATGCCCGAGCATAGTATTGATCAGATCCCGCTCGCCGAACTCCTGCTGATACCTGATCCACGCGTCGCCATCGCGGAAATGTACCTGCCGGTGCTCGCTGCCCCTGTTTGCCCTGGCACCGGTGCCGCCACTCTTGCCTGGTTCCAGCTTGTTGACGCCATTGGTTGCAAGCGTTGCCCAGGTCGATTCCAGAAAATCGGTGAACTGCACGTCCGACATGCGGGTGCCGTCCGGATTGGTGTACTTGTTGCGATCCAGCAACGGCCGCACGAAGTTTACCCATGCCGAAATCCCTGCCGTCGCGATCTTGTGTTGTGAGTGCGAGTGCGGCACACCCCAATCTTCAAGGTGTCCAATGTTCCCGCCCGCACTATTGAAACGTTGCCGGTTCTGCTCGGCAATGTCGCGGAAGGCTTGCGCCACGCGAGCGGCATCGGCGTTGCCAGTGCGTTGACCGTGGGCCTCGCGCACAATGTCTTGTACGCCCTGGTCTGTACCGAATAGACGCCAGCCCGCCCCGTTGTTGTCGTCCATGGCATCGGCCAGTCTCGCCACGCCATAGGCGCGTATTGCTCTGCGCTGCGCCTCGATGGACATAACGCCAGACTTCTGGTCGGCATCGAAGGCCATCAGACGATTCAGCACGCCCATGCCGCCATGCGGTGAGGTGCTGATCATGTCCTCGATGCGTTGGTGCGCCAACACGGTCAATGCGGCGTTGCGCTGCTTGAGTGCTACCTCAGCCTGCAAACGCTGCCCTGCAATGGTCGCCGCTTGCGTCAATCGCTGCGCCTCAGTCATGCCGGCGAACGCTGCCGGATCCTGTGACTGCAGCTGACGCATAGCGAGCCGCAAATTCTCCATGATCTGCTGATCTTCTGCCGCCCGTAGTGGTCGCCCGATTGCCTGTTGAACTGCTTGAACGCAACGCGGTTTCATTTAGCCCCCTAAGTAGCACGTTACTGCAGCCATGAATCCTTCGGCCTCTTTCTTGGCCTGCTGCATTTCTTGTTCGATTTGTTTCCACGCCTCGCGCACATCAACGATCATCGGGTTAGCCTCGTCGCCGAGGTCGATCACTGCCCCTGCTGGCTGTCGCTCGATGGCTGCGCGGGCTGCTGCGATTTCCGGTTCCTCGGCTGCTGCCGTTTTCCCGACGGGACTTCCCGTCTTACCGTCGGCTTGCGTAGGTGTGGTGGTATCCGGTTCAGCTCTGGTGGCTGGCGCATCTGCTCTGGCGGTATCGGCAACGGGTGCAAGCTGGCGTGCTGCCTCAACAGCCCGAATGTAGGCAGGCGTGCGTTTGTATTGCTCAATGCGGGACAGCATGGCCTCGGCCTGTGCTGACGTGTCGTGCTTGGAGAGACGGTCTTCGATGGCCTTGATGCGCTCGTCGATGGGTGCGAGATCCTGCGCGCGGATGTCCTCTGCCAGCTTGAGCGCTTCTTTCACCTTCTTGCGGGTGCCCTTCAGCGCATCTTTGGCCGTGTCCTTGTAGGATGATGCTGGCGTGTCGACGATGGCCTGCCGTTTTTGCTGCAAGTCTGCGAGCTCGGCAGTGAGTTGCTTCACCTCACCCCGTTTCAGCTTTTCACCCGCGATAGGCAACAATGCGTCATAGGCGACTTGGATGTCATCAGGTGTCGCAAAGTCGACGTTATCCTTGAACGTGTCTTTGCCGAATAGCTTTGACGCCTCGTTGACGATGGCATCGGCTTCGGAATACTCGCCCAACAAGGAGCGCAATGTCGGCACCACTGTCGCCTCTGGCACATCAGCGCGCGGCATGAACGAAGCACCTTCGATATGCGCAGCTACGTCGACCGGCTCGTTCCGCATCATCTGCTCGAGTGCCGTGTTCATGGCGTTGTTGTGCATGGCGAGATCGACGTCGCTTGCCGGTCTGCCTGGTGCCGATTCGTCCCAGTTGCGAGCAGCGTTCGCGGTGAGCAGTGCGGCGCGTTCCTCGGGTAGCAGTCTAGTTTGTGGGGGTGGCGTGTCACCCGGGGCGGTTGTGTCTGCAGGTTTTGGCCCGTAGTGTGCGACGGCGCCGAAGGCGGCACCCATCAGCACATCAATGGCGCGCGCTTCCAGGTCAAAGGGGTTGAACTGTTTTGCCTGCTCGGTGTATCCGCCCTGCTCGAGCACGGCCTGCGATGCTGCAGCGGCAGGAACGTTTGTGGCAAGGTTACCAGCAGCGCCCGACGCCATCTTTGCGCCGAGAGACGTGCCGACCGTGCCCAGCCTGAAACCGACTGCAGTCGCCAAGCCCTGGGCGCCTCCGACCATTTGTGCCGTCGTAGAGTCGACACCTTGATCGACGAGCTCGGCTGCAGTGCCAACTTGCTGACGCAGCATCATCAGCGCAGGATGGCCACCGGTAGCTGCCAGTTGAACAATCCCACCAGCAACAGGCCCGAGCACGCGACCCGCTGCCCCGGTGGCTGCAGGTGATGGCTTCCAATACTCGACCGCTGACTTGGTGACATCGTCGACCGCTTCAAAGTACCGATCGGCCATAGAGCGGCTCGACAGGTTATCGGCGCCCATGACTTTATCGAGCACGACAGGAATCGCCCCGCCTGCGATGGCCACCGATCTGCCTGCCGCTGCCAGCTCAGACATGAACAAGCCACCTGTGCCGGCAAACATTCCAGGGTCTGCGTTTTCGTCGATCTGCTCAGGCGTAGCAACATTCTGCTGCATGTAACCCTGCAGCTCACGCTGGCCCCTGGTGTCGAGCTCAAAACCAAACGACATACGCTACTCCCCAACGTCGAGAATCAGCGGCTGCCCGTTCTGCCCGGGCAAAACCTTGTTGCCGGCAAACACCGCATACTTGCCGCTGCCGACTGGGCGCAGACCGAACACATCCAGCGGCGTGCCATCCATGCCAATGCGCTGCGATTCCACCTGCCAGGCCGTTTCCAGCTTGTTCGAGAATTCAGACTCAGACATTCCAAACGGCGCCAGCACGGTCGTATCACCTGCGTCATATTTGGCTCCAACGATCACGCCGATGGCCTCTTTCATCAGCTTCGTATTGAGTTCCTTGCTCGGCGAATCGCGCTCAGAAACCGCACCCACGTAATAAGCGCGGACAGCCTGCAGGTCAGCCTGAAGCGCATCAGGGCGATCTCGGTATGCGTTACCAACCTGCGAACCGAACTCGGTCTGAAACTTATCCATTGAAGGTATTTCGAATGATCGGTCATTGATAACTCGCTCCCCTTTCAGTATGGTCGATGCAATTGCATCTGGCTTGAAGGTTTGCGACGCACTGAACAACCCGGCGTCGTATTCAACATCGGTATCAGTTGCGGCCACCATTCCGGCATACGACATAACTGGAGCCTTGGGTGCGAGCTGCGCCAGTACTGCCTTGTAAATCTGCGGATCGTCGCCCGATACGGCACGCAGAGAGCGCAGAATGTTCTGCTTTTCTTCGATGGTTGCCTCTTTGCTGGCAAGGTAGCTGCCGAGCTTTTCGGCCTCGTGCGGTTTAAGTAGCGCGTTATCGATGCGGATGCCGTTCTGCTTTTCCAGTGCAGCGATTTCTGCGGCACGATTCTGCAGCGACTCGGCAATTGAACTTGCCGCCGCTGGTGCCGCAGACAAATCGGTCAGCGCATCGATAGGCAGATCCTCGACTGGAACACCGGTTTTGTTCTGCACATATTCCAATGGGTTTTTGGTGAGGGTATTCAGGTTTGCGTTGATCGCATTCGATAGCTGTTTTGCCCGAGCAACTTGTGACGCACTATCAGCGCCGGCCATAGCCTCGCGTTCTACCCTGGCCGCGAGCTCGACCTGCTGACCGATGGGCATTTTCAGCACTGCCTGCACTTCCTCGGCGAATTTGAGCCGGCCTGTGAACTCAGTCTCGAATGCCGTACCCTGCACCGCTGATCGCGCCCGCTCGATGGCTTCCTGCGATGGTGTGGCACCTGTTGCAATCAGCGAATCGAACTGCATCAGCGCCCGCTCGGCTTTCACTTCTGCCCGCTGCGCTGCGAGCTCCTGACGCTGCTGGATCCTGTCCAGGTCATAACTCACGGACTTGAGCAGCGCATTACGCTTCTCGGTGTCCATCTTGCCGGTGTAGTAGCCATTCTCGGCGGTCAGGTCGTATTGCATCTGTTTCAGGCCGGCAACGTCGTTCGATACCTCGGCTTTCATTGCCCGCTCGCTTGCGTGCTGATACCAGCTCGTGTCCTTGAAGTCTTGTATGTACTTCGAAGCCTGACTGTCGTCGATACCTGCCCGCTTTGCCATGACGGCCAGCACATCGGCCTTGGCGTTTATCGCCTCGATGTCGGCCCCAGGCAGTTGCCGCTGTTTGCCGAGTGTGTCGAGACCCTGCACAAACTGGTTTTTGTAGTCGGTTTGCTCTGCTTTTAGCGCGAGCGCCCCAACGTCTTGCTTGTAGCGAGCAGCATTCCGAGCAATGAGCCCGTCGAAATGTTCTGTACCAACAGGATCAAGGCCGTCGATTTTCTCGCGAGAAAACGTGCCAATCTTGTTGTCGTAATAACTTTCCGCATCCTGGTATTTAAGCTCGCCAGAGTCGATCTTTTTGCGGATCTCATCCACCGTCTCAGCTGCAAACAATTCATGCTTGTACCCTTCGTTGACGGCTTTGGCCCTGGCCATTTCGGCTTTTTGCTGCTCGCGGTAATCGCCGACAGCTGAAATGGTTTGCCCGAGTCCCTGAATCGCCCGCGCCATGCCCTGACCAAAATCGCTAGACGCAGAACCCGGCGAGACTTGCCCCGGTGTTGATCGCCCGAAATTGCCTACTGGAATATTTGCCATGTGTTACCTCAGAACATTTTGCCCAGGCCGCCGAGCAACGAGCCCACAGCGCCGATAATCCCCGAGCCTTTCGCCTGCTGCCCCTGATACTTGCGGAAATCCTTCGAGCGATTGCCCGCGGCCTCGGCTCGTTTTCCTGTGAGCAGTGCATACTCGGCATCGCGCTCAGATAGCGCTGCGATCTCCTGATCGACCTGCATGGCCGTTTCGCTGTTCACGTCGACACCTGATGCGGCATAAGCTGCCGTAGCCTCGCCTCGCGTCTTCTTGCCCATTTCGCGGATCAGTTGCGCATGCACTCGCGCGTCGTCCATGGCCTGCTGGCCTTCGATCTGGTCGAGTTTGCCTTGATAATTGAGCTGGTCTTTATTGGCTCGCCCTTCAAGTATCGAACCGCCCGCCTGCACGAAACTGCCGATCATCCCGAGAAAATTCATAACGCCCTCAGTCGTTGACCGTAATTTTTCTGATGAGCGACAACAGATGAAACGAAAACGGATAGTTCGCCGTGATCGTCATTTCTGCGTCGCCGCGATTCCAGCCGAGCGACTCGACCCGCTTAATGCCTGTGAATGGTTCCAGCGGCTGATCGAGCAGACTTGTACCAAGCTGACGAAAATCGATTTCGTCGCCATTCACTTGGCAGTTTGTCGTCTCAAGGAATCGTAACGAAACCTCGCCCACCCGCACCGAATTGCCCTGCGCATACCCGCCAATGTCGGGACTTAGCGGCTCAATCGTCGGGGTGTAACGCAATCCGATGCTGACCTCGTTCGCCGATTCTGGTAACTCAATCTCGCCGCTTGTCACCGTAAACTCGCCAGCAAAATACCCATCAGCAATGACGCCAACGGTTTCGCCTTCAAGATGATCAAGCCCCGACCACGTCGTCGCGCCTGGGCCGCTGGTACCGGTAATGGCGCAATCGAGGAACAGATCTGGCGTGATGATTTCGACGTATTGCACGGTGTTACCGTCAATGACCCGCTCGACAATGACGTACGCCGATTCGCTGGTGGCGGTCGGAATTACTGCAACGGATTTCACTTCGCCGCCCAGATCCCATTTAACCCAGCCCGACACATCCTGCTCACGCGAGAACGCGCACACCGCAAGCATGCCGTCGGAGCGCACCGCGTAAACCGTTGGGTCAGGATCCTGTTGATAGGCCAGCTCGACAATGCCAGGGGTAATAAGGTGCTCGGACAACAGCGCGACATCAGACACCGCCCAATCATAGGCCGTCGCCGAGTAGCCAAACGCAAGCACCTTCTTGCCGGAGCGCTGCACGAAGAACTCTTCATTTTCGACGCGTAACTGCCTGACCTGTGCGCACCCACGATTTGATCGCATTTTGATTTGCACGTTTGTCGGGGTGATGGGCTTCTCGACGCCGCCCTCGATTGTGAATTCGCCGCCATAGGTCAGCGCGATCAGTGTGCGAGCGCTGGCAAGGTAGGCGATAGGGTTTGCCTGATCGCTGGCAATCGTGAATGCAAAGCCATCATCATCGTCGGTACCGATGGTGAAATTCAGGTATTCGCCGATGCGACTGCCCCAAATTGTTTGCGGATAGGTTTCGGTACCGCCGCAGATCAGGCGCTGCTCGTGAATGGTGCCGGTGCGAGGGTAACCGGTCGATGCTTCCCAGAGCTCGCGCTCCAGTGACCACGCCCCCGCGTCTGCTGCAGTCGTGCCGGTGAGCGGCTTCATGATGATACCGTCGACTTGGGTGCTGCCGGTGTAGCTGCCGCCATCCAGCTTTATCAGCCCGCCATTAATGCGCACGTAATACACATTCATTGTATCGATGCGCCATCCGGCAACGGGAAGCGTCAGCGTAACAACAGCACCAACGGGGCCTGCAACGTCAGGGGTGCAGGTCGTAACCGGTGAGCCCTCAATACGCCATGTGCCATTGCTTGCGGTCACGTCGATAAATTCGACGGTCACGGTAGCATCTACTTCGGTGGCGCTCGTGTATGCGGTAATAGTCGCAGCGCCGCCGAGGTAGGTAATTTCTCGGCCCACATCGGATACTCGAAACGTGTTTGCGCTTGACGTCGCAGTGATGGCCATTCCCACCGCGCCAGACGTTAAACTCAGGTTTCCGCTGCCAGGTTGCCCAACTTCAGCGAAAGGGCGCACCACAAAAGGAACGCTATCAAGCACCCAATGATCATGATCAAAGCGACGCAGCCGACGAGGAGTCGTGTCGCCCTGAAAAAGAAACATTGTATTTTCGCCTTGGGTGTAATCGATTTCGGCGAGCTGGCTTTCGAGGTATGGCGTAACAATTTCATAGGGGGATGCCCCATCAAGAACTTGTGCACCGTTGCGGTAAACGCGCATGTATCGGTCGCCAAACTCCAGCACGTATGCTTCATCCTTCGAATACACGAATGGAATCAGCCTGGTGACCTGCGTCGAATCTGCGACTTCGGCAATGAACTTGGTGCCATCGCGACGACGTGCGCCGCCATGCTGCACGGGCACCACGTTCTCCATTGTCTTCGCTGCGTTCTGATAATTGGCAATGTCAAAACGCCCAAGTAGGCGAGGACTGATTTCGCCTGCCGTAAAATTTGACTGGATAACCGTTTGCTTTGGCATGCCTACCACCGCCGCCCGCTGAAGCGAGACGAGTACAGAGCATTGTCGCCAAACGTTTCTGGCGGGTCGTCTTGCCCGTCAACGGCACGCGCTTCACGCAGCACCTGCTGGTACTTGGCTTCCATCAGCTCGGACATGCTGGCATTCTGCGTTGTTGGGTAGGCCATCTGCGCGGCCATCGCATACTTCAGCGCCTCAACCAGCAAATGATCGAACGCCCCTTCGCTGATGTCGGTCGAGATGTATTTCAGGTAGATCGCGGATTCATCTGCAAGGATCTTGCCCCGCTCGATACGGTAATCGATTTCGGTTGTGTACTCGCCGACCTGCAGCACCTTTGCGCAATCGGGTGGCAGCGTAAACTGATAGGCGTAATCGAACGCAGGCGCAGACGACAGAGGGGAAAGCGCGACTCGTGTAACGCAGCAATTCCAGGGGTGAGAGCGCAGAACAGACAGTTTCACGCCGTCATAGAGATTTGACGCGAGTCTAGCCCGGTCGTTTTCGTCATCGAGGGAGTTGATAGGTAGAGCGCCGAGGATCAGCAGCGCGTTTGAACAAATGTCGACTTTGCTTGCCATATTCCCCACCTAAAAAAATGGGGCCGCACTGGCCCCACTTCTTGCGTTGCTTCGATCAGTTGCCGTCTTGGTAACGCACAACCAGCGACACGGTGCCTGCTGCAGTTGTGGCTGCGGTCAGAGTGCCGACAATGTCGTACTGGCGACCAGGATCCGCAGACAAGCCCAACGCTTCCCACAGCGGTTTTTCGATGTCTTCGACACCGTAGGCCGCTGACTCGTGGGCAATGTTGGTGCCGACGGTGATGGCCGTCGCGATGGATACTGCAGAACCGAAAAAGTCTGCATCCACTACAGCGCCACCATTTTGCGACGTTTGATAAACACCAACGTCCATTGCGCCAGACGTTACCGCGTCGCAAAACAGGTCGACACGGCTGATGCGTGCATTGGACGGCACACGGGCAAAAAAGTATTTGCTGCCGATGTCGTCGCCGTTGTTTGCCTCGATGGTGCCTACTGCTTCACGCAGACGAGCGCCCGACAAAATGTTTTTGTTGAGGGTTTGGGTAGTTGCGTCAGCATTCGTGATTGCCGTCGCTTTCGTTGATACCACTGCCATGATTAATTACCTCTCAGGGTTCAGGGGTGCACTGATTACTCAGCGCACGCGATTTCGGCGACCTTCTCTTCTTCGACGCGCACGGCACCAATAGACATTTTGGCGTAAATGCGAGTGTTGAAGCCCTTGCCAGCGTCTTCGCCGACACGCGTCACTATGTCTTGACCAACGCCCAGCACAACACCGGACTTGGCCCAGGCGTAGCAGTAGCGAGTGGTGGAAGAGATCGGCAGACGCTCGGACGGGATCATTTTGAAGCCGAACAAGGTAGCGTTGTTGATGGTGCCGTTCTGCAGCGAAAGCACAGTGTTGTACTCGGAGTTGGTGAGCGTGGTGTCGCTCAACAGATCCTGCAGCTGCTTGTTGCCGTACGCCAGGCAGAGCACTTCGCCGTTTTCTTCGTCCGCTTCGTTTGCGCGGAACAGACCGCGAGTGGTGATCAGTTTGGCTTTTGTCAAACCGGTGCCGCCGACTGCAACTTTCTGGCCCGCAGGCAGAGCGATGTTGCCGGTGCTGGAACGAGAGTTGCCGCCCAACGCAGAAATGACCATGCTGTCTTTGGCGCGGTTCAGCGACTGGATCATCGCCTTGACGTACTCGGACGACGGATCGGTCAACAGGCGAATTTTGTCCTGATCGTCGAGCATGTCGCCGTCTTCCCAGTCGAACAAATCGACATAACGGGTAGAGTGCGGTTGATCATTGATCGGGGTGTCACCGTGGCGGTTGATGCGACGCTGTGCGGTACGCTGGCCAAGGCGGTTGATTGATTTGCTCATGCCTTTGATGCCGCTTTCCATCGTCACGTTTGGCTCGAAACGCGATTTGGATTGCTGGGCAAGGTGCACGAAATTGTCAGCGTACTGCTGTACAAATGCTTCGGTAATTTGGAAGCTCATGATTAATGCTCCGATGAGTATTTAAAAATGTGCCTTCCAGGGTGTCCGTGTTTGCGGGCCTGTTTACGTGCTGATATCGGCGTAATCTGCTACGGGCAAAAGAGGGTATCCACCTGCCAAGGTTGGGCCTATGGACGCAGTGTGGGCGTCTTGCTCGTTAGATTTCCTGAACAAAAAAAAGCCCCGTTTCCGGGGCTGTGAGGACCTGACACGTAATTACTGACTGAGCGAAAATGACCTGCCGCCGCCCAGCTTTGATTTGTTTGTGCTGTAGCGTTTGCTATACAGAGCGTCCATTTTTGCCATGACCTGCTTGTGCTCTGGGTGCGAGCTGTCGAGGTAGGCAGGGTTGGCGCGAAGGCTTGCAATTTCCCCATCCCAATCCTGCGCAGCTTGTGTGCCTTCACCGATGGGCGTGTCTTCCTGCAGCTCTGCGCCAATCTTTGCGAGCAGTCGCACCAGTGCAGGATTGTTGCCTATTTCGTCCAAGGCTTCGGCGTCCTCGGGTGAGTCTGCAAAAGCCTGCAGCGCACGATACGCGTTGCCCAGGTTGCGGTCGTATTCTGTGGGGTTTGCCCACGTCTTGCGGAGCTCCTGCCCACACTCTTCGATGCTCATCTGCTCATCGGCCCCGATGGTGCTACCCATGATGTTCAAGTGCTCATTGAGCACGTACTCAAGCTGGGCGTTTGTGATGCCCCTGGCGTGCGCACCCTTCATGAATGATTGCATCGCCGGATCTGCCTTGATGTCGTCAAACGTGACGCCTTCGGGCAGTGACTCGATTGCGTACTCTTCTGGCGTTTTCGGTGGCACGTCGCCGGATCCAAACCGCTTCTCGAATGCCTTGTTTGCGTCTGCGAGTTTGCGGGCTGTGGCCTCGATGTCGAGATCTGCGCCGCCCTCTTTCACGACTCGGTGCTTTTCTGGCACCCAATCAAATGGATTTGCAGGGGCTGCTTGTCCGGCTCCTGTGGCCGCCGCTGCGCCTTGCGATAGGATCGAACCGCCTGTTGTCGGCGTCGGTGCTGGGCTTCCTTGTGGCGGCGTTCCCTGCGCAGCTGCCGCTGCTCCTGGGGCCCCACCGGTTTCAGCCTCCTGCTGGTAAATCGGTTTCACGTTCCAAATCATAAGCGTCGACTCCCGCTGCAATGTTTATCTGATTGAGGATGTGCTGCACGACTGCAGTGCGCCCTGCCCGGTAGCACTGCTCACGGTCCGCTTCGTGTCCACCAGGCACATAACCGGCAACACAGAACCGCCGCACGAGATCTTCCAGAATCAGTTTGCCCTCGGCATGATTCTCGAAAACCCGCGCGTAAAACTCAGGCGTGACCTCGGTACTCATATCGGCCAGAAACTGAAATCGAGAGCAGGCGCAGTCGAGCCGGCCAGCACTGCGCGAAACTTCGTGCGAATGCCTACGGGTAACCGGATGCCGCTCTGCTCGGTCGCACTGGCAACAAATACCCAATCGGCAAGCGTTGCATTCCAGCGCTCAATTGTGAGCGTTCCGCCGCCGAAATCCCCAGACATTGAGATCCCGTATTCAATGGCATCCGTTTTTGATGCGGCGTCGCTGAACGGGTCGAAAGTAGCGTCTTCGGTAAAGCTGTACGTCGTCGTGGTCATTAGAGCCCCTCGTTAAAATTGACTGCCAAAGGAATCGCCAGCGGTCGCGCAAGTGAGTGCAGGTATCCGATGCCGACGGAGTTTGGATATTCGGTACCAAAGTCGCCCCACACGGTGCCGTTATGCACTCGGTACTGAAACGAGACGATATCTGTGCCGGCTGAATAACTTGCATCCTGGTACAGGGTCAGATCGGCAATAGTGCCGCCCGTGACGTTTCGCGCTTCTATCTGGTACCCGCTGACAATGTCGTCAGGTATCGTCGTCAGCCTGTTTTCAGGATCCGCAAGCGTTCCGGATGTCGTTATGTATTTGACGCCTGCAGCGGGTTGCACCTGCACGTTGTGCCCTGCGGACACCTCGTCGTCGTCCGTGGTGAGCACCAGTGCGGCGTTCACGCCGTACTTATTCGCACCGAGCGACACCGTTATTGTCACTGAGGTGTTGGACCACGCCGTAACTGTCTGCGCCACGCCCCCCAGTGTCACGGTGCCCTGTGATGCGCCTGCACCTGTAACGGTCAGTGTGATCGACGCGCCATCGGTGGGGGTGTCGTCGCTGGTCGATACAATAACGGGGCCACCCGGATCAACAGGGATAACCAGCGCATAAAGCACCTGGTAGTTGGTGCCGTTAGTGTTCGCGTTGCGGCCACCTATCGCCGTCGGGGTTGTCGTGGCGGTGTGGTAGAACGAAACCGACCGCGACGCCGCCGAGTTGAAGTTTAGGTCCGATCCTGCTACCTCGGTCAGTGGCGAATCGGTCGTGAAGCTGTTTCCGCCCACGGTGTCTGTCATAACACCGACAATGATGTCGCCCACCGTTGTGGCTTGTGACACGCTCATTGCGTTGGCGTTCGTGTCGCTGTCTTTAACCTCTACCCAGTTCGCAGTGTTGGTATCGACGTTATCAAGGCAGAAAATGGTGCCGGTGTAATAGTTGTTGCCACTTGCGCCGGGTGTTACTGTCAAAACAGGGTTAGCGGCAAAACTGCCGAAACCGCTGGTCATGTACCACCCTTCGCCAAACGGGTAGCCAGACGAGTGGTTGTGCCGACCTTTGTTCGTGGCGGCCACGCCGTCGATGGTTAGCTCCGTCGGTGTGCGTGAAGCGTTGGCTTGTTCGTGCGAGAACACGATAGCAATGGCTGTGGTGCCGACCGGCACTGTAAACCCGGTGAGCGTAGCACTCGGCGACGCTTGAAAAACTGTCTGTTGTAAAATGCTCATGGCAACACCACCGGATAACCGCTTGAACTCACCATGGAGCCGTCCGACTTGACGACGTACATGTAAACGGTCTGCCCGCTTGTGAATGCGCCATAGTTGATAACGACGCTACTGATGGCCGTGTTGCCCCAATTCGCCTGCCGTGCGAGTTGAATTTCGCGTGCGGTGCTTGCGGCCCACGTCGACGCACTGCCGAGCACAACACGGGCTCGGGTGCTTGCGACATAAACGTCGGAGTAGTCGGCAACGAATCCGGTCATGCCGCCGTCGTAGTGGCCGAGTCGGATGTCTTCCCAATGTGTGGGTTTTGTGGTCCACGCGGGGCCGGTGCCAAACCATGCAAAAGTGTGATCGGAAAGGCCGAGGACGCCATCGCGCCACACATCGAACTCGCCATCCTGCACGCTGTAATCCGAGTTCATTTTCAGCCAGTTTTCATACAGCTGCCACGATCCAAGCGAGTTCGCCGCGTTCCATCCTGCAGTGTTTCCGCTGTTCGGGTCGCTCGAACCCTGGTTCGCACCCATAACAAAACTGTTCTGGTTTGCGGGCACATGTAGCATGGCCTGCGGGGTTTCGCTGCCCCCAGTGCCATCATGAAAACCGTTCGAAAAGATGTAATACATCTTGTAGTTTTTGCCGCTCGCAGACCATGCAGTGTCCATCGACGCATGCCGCCAGTACGAGAAAAACAGTTCAGACTGATGGACGTTGCTCGGACCAAACCCGCAGAAATTGACAGTGGTCCCGCTTGGGTTGGTTCTCCACTTGCGCATTGATCGTGCGCGTGCGCCACGAGTGCGGGCATTTGAGAACAGACAGTTGTTGCCGTTCTGAGCACCCCAAGCACTACCAATAGTCGGCGTTGCAGCCGTAATTAGTGAGCCGTTTGCGCCTTCCGTGCCGTACATAAAGCCCAGCACATCGCCGCCCATCGTACCGAAACCAAGACCGTTGACAGTGACTGTTGCCCCGTCGCTGATCGTGCCCGTGATCGAGCTGATACCATCAGAGCCGCCACCCGCCGACACAGTAACCGCGACGACTGCCGTGTTAGGTGAAGTGTCCACCCCATCTACAGCCAGCGCACGATACCAGTGAGAGCCAACAGAAACCCCGGTTTCCTGGTGCGTGGTGTTACCAGCTGCCACCGTTGCAACCGTGCTGAACCCGGTTGATTCGCTGGTCGTGCTGCCTTCAATACGGGTTTGTGGCACACCTGCGTTATTGTCCACCCAGCTGAAATTAACCGTTGTCCCGGACGCTACAGCCGTAAAGCTCGAAGGTGCTGATAGCGGGGTGTCAATCGTGGCATTGGCGTAGACGTAGGATGATGTGTCAGGCGTAACAAGCGCGCAGATACGGTAATAATACGTTCCATCTGACAGGCCAACTACAGTATGAGTCTCGACGCCCGTTGATTTTGTGGCAACGTTTGACCAGCTCGATACGCCGTCGGCGCTTGTCTGAATAACGTGCTGTGCTGTGCCGCTTGTCTCGTCGTTCCACGTGAGAATGATGTCGTAGCCGCTGACAGTGGCGAGCACCGATGTCGGCGGTGGGATAACTGCCGTAATCGTAACGCTTGCGTTGCTTGACGGAGTTGTCGACCGCACACCGTTGTACAGCCCGAGCGCACGAAAATACCATGTGCCAGCCGACGGAATAGCCGCCGTAGATGCCTCGATGCCTGCCGCTGCTGTGGCAACATCGACCCACCCGGTTGACCCGTTTGCGCTGCGCTGTATGACCGTGCCCGCACTTCCTGCAGATTCATCGGTCCAGGCGAAAGCAATGTACGCCCCGGTGTTTGTGGCTCCAAGTGCCGACGGTGCAGGTACTTCGGGTTGTCGTGATGGATTCTGGTACCTGATACCGTTCCACGCCCGCGACAATCTGCGCCGCTTGATGATGCCGTTCGACGCCATTACCGCCCCCCTTTTGCGTATCGGTCGGCCATGGCTTGCGCTGCCATGCCCTGCATTTGCGCCTGCGACTGTTCTTGCTCGATTTGCGCCTGCGCTTGCTGTTTGGTTTCGCGGTACTCTTGCAGGTCCTCAGCCGATGGGATGATCGCCGCAGGAACGCCAAGGCCCTTGCCGATGTGCGCAAGAGCCTCGTCGACATCGAGCGAATCGATTGCTTCGGGCTTGACCTGGGCGGCCTGCATGACGACTGCCATGTATTGCTGGATTGCCGTCACTTCCTCGGCCATCTGGCTGCGCGCCATGGGCGATAGATACTTGACGGTAAACGACTTGCCGGCCAGCGATTGCGGAGCCTGCCCAAGCCACCCGGCACGGTAGGCAATACCGAAACAGCGCTCGACAAGGGGCTGCAGGTACTCGGCCTGAAACCTCCCATACATCGGCCCAAGCATCTGACGCACCAAGGCCATGCGGGCATGTACCTCGGTCGCGGTCATTGCTGGGCCGTCTTGCGGCTGCAGCACGTCGGCCATCAAATGTTTGCGGATCGCGGCCTGCATCTGGGCAATCATCGTCTCGGCCAGCTGCCAGTTGCCTGCAGTCGGCAGTTGGCGGATAGATCGCTCGACGTCGTTCACAACAATGAGTTTTCGGGCACCGAGCTTGACTGTGCGCGGATTGATTACGCCGTCACTCGACACCAAGGTCGGCGGCGCGATCTCGATCTCGGCCTGGCAGCGGTGCAGGTACTTCAGGTAGTTCAGCTCGCGGATCGTCGGCAGCACGTCGAACACGGGGCCGACGCCATAGACGGAATTGGGTATCGACATCCAGCGCGGAATAATCACCGGAAATTCGTGGTACCCGCTTTCCCTGCAGACGTGTTTCGCTTCGACTTCGACATGGCACGATGCGAACGGCAGGTTTTTTGCCATTTTCGCGTTGACTGCATAGGTCTGGCGCGGGTAGATCGCATGGACGAAAGCGACCGATTCATTCGGTTTTTCGATTGCGAGCTTTGCGGTCTTCGCGGATACAGCATCGGCGCCAAACTTGGTAACGGCCTGTTGCGCGGTGAGCTGATACTCGCGGTGCACGATATCGATCTTGCCGCCAGGCTTGGAGGCTGCACAATACAGCTGGGCAATGGGCCACTGCTCGAAGTTGTAGGACTGCCGTTCGCGGTCTTCGTCGACGTACAGCGCAAACCAGCCAGCGGAAACGGCATCGACGGAGCACTCATAACCTGCCGCATCAAAGTTGGCGGCATGGATCTCGCGCCAGATGACATTGCTTGCCGTATCCAGCCAGCGCTTGTCCTCGTCTTTGTCGCTCAACGTCTGCATGCCAAACCAACGGACATTGGACGGGGTGAGCCCGTTCATGATGTTCGCAGCCAGCACTTTGGCCGCCTCGGTTGCTGTATCGTCGAGCAGTTCGGCACGTTTGCTCAACCCCTGTACTGCGTCGACGCTGCTGCCCAGGCCATCGGCCCGGAGCGGGAACGTCATTTCGTAGCACGAGCGCCAAACGTCGTCATGCTTTACGCGCAGGGGTTTAAGCGCTGCCAGTTTGTCGATGATTGCGGATCCGGATTCGGCCATTACTCACCCGTTGCCATTTTGCCTTGGGCAATCACTGAGGACAGTTTCATCGGTCGATCCTTGGTGCCTTTCAGCGAACCGGCGACGGACAGCATGGACTGCCTGCGCAAACGTCGCTTCATGGTCGACATGAGTGCGGCCTGCTGGGTAGCGGCGGTTTCGGCTGCGAGTCGTTCGCCTTCTGGATCGGTGCCCAGTCCTGTGATTTTGGGCGCACGCACGCCGATACCGAGCTTCTGGTGCAGAGCGTCCGATTGCCCGGTGAAAATGCCTGCAGGATCGAGGAAATGCTTAACGGAAAACTTCCCGTTTTTCGGGTTGATGCCAACGCCCGTTTTTTCTGCGACCTTGTTCCAAAGCGCACCACCAAGGCTTTGCCCTACAGCTTTCCTGACCGCTTTCTTCAGCTTGCGACCGAGACCGAACCCCATAGTTACATGCCCCCGCCACGAATGTTTTCAGGACACAACCAGCCCTCAGTCGTGAGGACGGGACGGCGAATGGTCGTCGGATCTACCTCAGAAGGCATGGGAAGCCCGTCAGGAGTGGTGTCGATGAGTTGCGCGGGCGAATACAGCTCGGCCCCTTCGACGGCATCTGCGTGCACTGTGGCCGGTGCGTCGACATCCTCGACAACAGTCTCGACAGTGCGCTTCGGCTCAGTGCCAGGGGTGTGGATTTTGAAATCGCGTTTTGACATAGTGGGCCTCCATGCGCCCACGATGCCTGCCGGTCCCGTTAGATTTCCTGAACGATTATTGCCCCACCCGCGCGCGCGACATCGGAACTTTCTCGGTCGGAGCCATTTCCCTGCGCTTACTCGTGACCTGACACCATAGCCCGAGCAGCGCCTCGCCGTCGGTGTGCTTTGGCTCGGATCCTTGCTTGTAGCCGCAAAGTTTCTGGGGGCTCAATCCGATGGCTGCCTCGATGCCATACAGTGACACCCCCTGCCGTTTTAACTCGTCGATGATCCGAAACCAATCAACCCGCGTCTGTTCCGTCGTCATCGGCGTGCCTCTCGTGGGTTTTTATTATTCGCGCTGTCCACCTACGCCCCCTGATGTGCTTCGGATTTGCCTTGTCTTCGAGATACTTCCAGTTTTCGTCCACGTGTGTTTTGAGGTCGTTCAGTTTGTACGGTTCTGGCGTTTCGATCTGCATGTGGTCTGCGTACCACTCGCCCTTGAAATCGTCGTATAGGTCGAGCGTGAGAATGACGCGCCACATTCGAGGGTGATACTTTGCCCACTC